TTTATAAGGCTGTAGCTTGGGATGTCTTTTGTCAAATGTTTTTGTTGTAGATATATCTTCCCATTCGTATCTACCTAAAGGTATACTGTTCTTTTCACCTCCCATAAGCTCAACTATTCGACCATCTCTATAAGCATTTAGATAGTGAGACTTACTTCTTGTTACACCTTTGTCATTTGAAATTTCACAGAAATATCTACCTACAGAAGAGCGTTGTACATCGTTCAATATAATTTTTCTTCCTTTGCCTACCACTCTCATCTGTACATCAGTGTTAAAGTTTCTATTTGTGTCGGCTGAAAAATACCAAGTATATTGTAGAAGCTCTCTATCTTTATCACCTCTTTTGTCTTCGTAATTATATGCGTTACATACAAATACTACAGTTCCATTTGCCCAGCTTGAAAGTACGTGTGTCTCACCTAAGTTATATGCTAATTTTCTAGCACCTTTAATATCTTTATTTGCCTCGTGATAAGTTACATTTTCATATTCAAATTGGTCTATAATAGGTGTACCGTAATTAGGTTTTTCGTATTTAGAAAGCTCTTCAAATTCTACATCGCTAAATCTTTCAGTTAAGTCTCTATCGAATATAAATCTTGCAGAAGCTATTTCTAACTTCCACTCGTCAATACCTTCCCTAGATATTATTATGCCTGTATCACTTCTTTCATTGTTGTCATTGTCTATTGCAAATTCAAACTTTTCTCTTAAAACAAAGTTTTTATCTGAGTATAAACTGTCGCCTTTTATTCCTGTAGCAGATTTTATAGGACTTATAGGTTCGGTCTGTACACGTATCTGTCTTTCAGGTGTTTTTTCAAACTTTCTAACTGGAAGCTTTCTATCTAAATTTGGATTTCTTTTTCTCATTATCTAACAACCTTGAATATGTCTTTAATAGGATAATAACCTATAACATCTGTAGAGCTACCACTAGCTTTCAGCTTTACCTCTATTTGATAATATCTTTCTGGAGACAAGTTTGATGTAAACATTTCAAAGTAGTTTCCAGTACTATCACAGCTTAATTTAGTATAATTATCGCTATAAGGTAATACCGATTCACCTGTCTTAAGGTCTTTAACTGAATAGAATGCTGAACCAGAAGGTAGATATTTCAAGCTTAATTCGGCAGAAGTATTTCCGTATGTTTTTGTAGGATATTTTTCTCTACCTTGTATTCTGAACTTTACCTTCTCTCCATATTTGTAATTACCTCTATTATTTTTTAAATATAAAAATACCGAAGATGCGTCTGTTGTGTCTAACTCTGCAAGCGAGCCTGTTGACCATTTAGAATCATCCCACTTAAATTCCAATCTAGGTTGGTATATAGTATGTGTATTAGTTGAAAAGAATTGAAGATGTATAGGGCCTTTGTTAATATTTTCATCAACTGGAAACTGCTGAACGATGAAGCCGTAATTAGGTATTCTGTCTACACCTGTAGTACCAGTTGAAGCTGTGATTTTAGCAATATACTGTGTTATATCTACATCGTAGTCGTATTGCATTGTTTGTTCATCATAACTCCTTTGAGCGATTGAGACACCTAATGATGCTGCTGAGTGTGTTGGTGCACCTGGAGCAGGTATGCCTAGATGGTTCGACCAAGTTACTGCCGTCGCTGTCCCATTATTATACTTCCAACTACAGCCTTGTTCATGTACAATAGGCTTGGTTGATTTTCTACCTTTGCCTCTTCCCCATGATTGTGAGTTTGGTGATATTTTTATTTTAATTGGGTCAATTCCAGTTAGTGTAGAGTTGTCTGCAGAATATAATTTTATGTTAGTAGTTGGTGCTGTAAAAGCTGTACCGTCGGGATTTGTAAAAAAATTCCCATCAGCTGAGGTTGTTGAAGAACCTGAGTGTATTGATTTTGGAATTTCAAATTGTATAAGTATTCTAGAATTATAAGGTCCTGGTCCTAGTGAACTTGATACTCTTTTTTCTATAGTTAATATCTCATCAATACCCGTATTCATACTAGAAGAATAAATACCTTCTTGTATGTTTTCATATAGCGTTGCATCTTTAGATGCTGTTATTGAATATATCATATTTAATATCCTACGATTCTACCTTTTATATCGGTATCTAAATTCTTAACTTCAAATATGCATGGGTCTTGAGATGGATATACAACACCTTCTCTTGTTGCACCTTTTATATCATATATGTTTCCACTATAACCTGACTCTTTATCAAACAGGTTAAATATTCTTAGACTTTTTACAGTCTGTACACCTTCTACTTTATCTAGCTCTGTAGCTATCTTTGGAAGTATTATAGGTTCGTTTATAGACCAGTTATCAGGGTCAAATATACATCTTAATTTTTTAATACATCGAAGCAATACTTCTTTGTTTTGATAACCAGGTCTTGGTAAAACTCCAAAGTCTACACCTATGTTTATTATGTGTGCGTTTTTTATATTTATCGCATCTGTCAACATTCTATATTGAGAGATATATGTTTGTAAGTTTTCTTTAGCTAGTGGAGTTAACGGCACATAATTCTTGTTATCATCGTAAGCTAGAGTGTATAAATTTATAGCTAATGGATTTTTTATCTCGTGTGTTCCTACAGTCTGAATCCAATATTGTTCGTCTTTGTCCAAGTAAGCTTTAGATACAGAACCATACTTAGGTGGCATTGCATATACTCTTGCTATATAATCTTCTCGTGTTACAGCTCTGTTTTGAGATGCAAAATGTGCCAAAGCGTTTTGTTTTATATCATCGGTTGATTCTGCAGATCTACCTCCTACAGCAGGGTTTAAATTTATTATAGCTAAAGAATCTTTTACAGTCTTAACAGTACCACTAGGAAGTCCATCTTCGTCTAACCACATTGTAGAATCAATTATTGTATCTATTGTTCTTGCAGCTACATTAGAACTTATTCCGCCACCTGCAATATACTTAACTGTTAGTGTTGTATCTCTTGGAGCTTCTCCATACTGTCTTGTGAACATTGTGTTTGCAGGGTCGAATGCAACATCAACATAATTAGTTCCATTCATATAATTTTGAGTTGTATTACCATAAGGTAATGCAAGACCTACATTGGAAGGACTAGGAACTATTAACTCATCAGGTTGAGATGATATACCTGCTCCAAACCAAAGTTGAGTCGAGTTATCTGCTTTTACATGAGTAGTAAATCTTCTTCCTGTTCTTCTAAGTTTTAATATATATGGTGCGTCATAATTATACGCAGACATTGAAGGGTCAGCTGACCAGTTGTTTATTACATCTTCAAATATATTGTCTTGAGCAAGATATTCAACCTCACACCATTTATTGCCGTCAGCATCCTTTACATCTGTAACTGCTACAGCATTATCTTTACTAAGTGTTATCTTGTTAAATTTTTCAGGTTCTGTAAATTCGAATGTTTCGGTTTCAAGCGTACCGTTCATCGCACTAACTTCTTTTTTCAACAAGTAGTATGTAGGTTCTCCAGTTGTATCATCAATTTGATATACTGATATGTCCATAGGGTCTGAAGAACTGCTAGCTTTAAAATCTACTTTATCTTGAGTTATAAATTCGTGTTCTCCAGATGTACATGTAAGACCTTCTGCAATTTCCATTGCATATCTCATATCCGGTTTAACTTGGCCACCGCCTGGGAATATTGCCGGTACTACTTGGTAAACCGAAAGCTGTGCAAGAGAAGGTATGGAAGGTTTTGTTTTATATCCTAATGCTTTTGCTAAATCAACGACGTTAGCTCGTTCTTCAGCATGCATTAACAAACTTTCTTTTAATTGGTCATCGACATAATATGATAAAACGTCTCCTACATAAGCTGACATTTCTATAAACATCATACCCGGTGACGATTCGTTAAAGTCGTTATATGTTTCAGGGAAGTATGATTTAGCAAAGCTTATAAGGTCACTTCTAAACTTGCCAAAGTCTTTGTTAAGATACTTTATATCTTTAGTTACTTTCTTATCTATGTTACAGTCATTTGCCATTATAATTCACCTATATCTAATGCGATTGATTGTAAATCCATACTGTTACCTTTGAATAAAGACCAATCTATTTTTATATTCATTCTATTCTCATTTGTTCGTAGCTGTTCAACTTTTACACTCTTTAAATCTACATAAGGAAGCCATAACATAACTTGTTCTTTTATAAGTCTCTCCAACTCTTCTCTAACACTAGCTGTGTTATTTTCAAAAAGAGTTTTCCAAACATCACACCCAAATTCTGGATGCATTGGTCTTTCACCTCTGTTTGTAAGAACTAGATTTATCAAATTAGATTTGGTCTGTTCTACTGTAGTATATGATTGATGAAAGTCACCTCCGCTACTTCCTTTTATGCTAGAGTTGTGAGGCAGTTGGCCTGAAGAACTACCTGATGGGATTAAGGTTTCGAATGAATACCTACGTTCAGCACTTGCATCATTTGTAAGAGGCAACGTTAATCCTATTGCAACATCTCTTTCAAAATCTAAAGGATTGAATTTATATATAGGTCTTTTTCTCATTGTCTATTAAAATCTTTTTACTAACTCAGAATAATCTCTTGTTAATGCTTTTCCTAAACCGTCTTTTTCTAATGTTGAACTTCTAACTGGCATGTTGTTGTGGTCAACCATTGGTGCTGATGCCATTGGTCCGCTTTGCATTGATGAAAACTTGTTTCTTAATTCATTTACAGAAACCTCAGGATAAGCTTCAAATTCTGAACTAGCTTTTGTATCGTTTAGGGCTTCGTTTAGTGATATGTTGCTTGTATAATTTCTAGGTGCTTTAGTTGTGCTAACTTTATTAACTTTATTTTCTTTCTGCTCTAATATGTTAAGAGCTTCATTAAGCTCGCTGTTAACTGCAGATTTTACTTCGATTTTTACAACCTCGCGTATTAGTTTAACTAATTCTTTCTTTGTCATGTATACACTCCATTACTTTATATATAAATATCTAAAAAATTCGTTTTTACAACCAAGGACCTGCGCCACCTGGGCCTGCTGGTGTACTTGCCCAAGTTCCAGTATTTATCCAACTTGAAATTACATTACCGCAATTTGTAGCCCACATAGTATGAGATGCGCCTGCCATTCCAGAAGCAAACGTTGATTCTATAGGACATTGTGTTGGAGGTACTGCAGCAAATGAAGGTAAGCAGCCTGGTGCGTATGTAGCATAGAATGCATCGAGTCCAGATTTCAACATACTACCTGCTGAATCATTGCTAGCGTTCCAACCTGCCAACACACCAAACATAGCCATCTCTGCAGCTGATATTGTTAATGAAGGTGGGAATATAGATGGTGAAGCTAGTTTTATAGACTCTGCCCAAGCTTTTGCAGTACCTGGTGAAGCTACATTTGCTATGTCACCTTTAACGCCTTCATAAGCCGGCGACTCTGGGTCAAAATATTTTGCCATGTTGTTTACGAATATAGGTACTAAAAAAGGCATTACTGTTTCATCGCCTCCATTTGACCTTTTAGTAGTGCGTATACTGGAGCCTGTATTGCTGGCCCGGACATACCGCATGCTGTAGGGTGTACTTCTTGAGTAAGCTGTGTTAGTGTTTCTAGTAATATATCAGCTAGTGCACTTACATTTAATTTCCACGTTGCAGTAGACAAACCTATTTCTTTTTTTGCAGAAAGTATTATATTTTCTTTCTTTGAATTAAATATAAGTCTGTCTGAGTTTATTATAACTTGTGAGCTTCCTAGATATCCACTTATTGGCACCATAGGTATTGGAGGTCCTGTTGGTACAGGTACTGTTTGTGCTGCTATACTATTTGCAGGTTTTAAATCTATTTTTTGAGATTTTGTAAGCACTATTGAAGAGTCATTATCATTTACATCTTCTATGTGAGAATCTCCAGTATCAGCATGTCCGTTAGAAATAAACATTATCGGATCGCCATCTGTAGAGCCTACTGACCATGTATTTTTAGGTTTACCTAGTAATTGAGTAGAACCTAATCTTATACTATTGTCAAATCTTCCTTGAAAAATAGTATCACCTTCGTAATGCTGTACTGGTGAAATATCTTTCTCTGGAAATGTATCACCTAGCGTATCGTTAACAAAGTTTTTAGGACTGAAACTTACATTGGGCAGTGCATTACAATTTACATCTCCCCAAAGCTGTACGGTGGATAGCCAATAGTAAGAAGATTCTTTTGGATTTATTTGTGCACCTAATGTCGTGGCTCTAATAAGAACAACAACTTCACCTTTTAATGGATATGATGTTATGTTTTTATTTAAAGGAGGAATCCAATGTCCTTGAACTTCATCAGCAAACGCATAATCCAATTGTTCACCTAGTAGTTTTACTTTTACAAAACCTAAATCTGTACCAGGTGTTGATGATTTGTACCACTCGTGTTCAGGATTCATTACTACGTCTACGACTTCACCACTTGCTACTAACGGATTTGCACCTGAATTATCATTAGTAAACTTAGCACTACTTCCTTTATCACCAAATCCCATTATTTATTATCCTCTAAATTTTGAACTGTATCTAACAACTGTCGCTTTTCGCTTTCAGTTAACAACCCTTCACTGTTATTAGACGTATCTCTTGTCATAGCTCTTTGAACTATTGCAGCCATTTTAATTAAGTGCTCATCATTCTTAACACTAACTTCTAAATACTCTTTTATTATAGGTACTAATATTGTAGCATCACCCATATTTTTAATCATAGGCTGGAGCTGCAGTATTAGTTCATTTATCTGCTTTTCTTTTTTAGCAGAGTTGTCGTATATATCCTTAAGTAAACCTTCAAATGATTTACCTTCAAATATTTTGTCTTCGCTTATTGCCATGTTATTCTCCTATTTATATATAAATATACAAAACAAAAAACCTAGGGATTTCTCCCTAGGCTTCTTTTATATATAACGATTGTAATTACTTCTTAATAAAGAATGACATCACAATTACTAATACTACCAATCCTACAAACCCACCTTGTCCTAGTGAATTTACAAGAGCAGTTAAATTAGCAATTACGTCCATTCCAAATACAGAACCACCTGTTAAGACAGTCCATAAGATTGTTACAGGTAAAACTGCCATCATAATTGATAATAGTCCACCGAAAAATCCATTTACGTATTTGATTACTGAATCCATAATTTCTCTCCTTGTTGTTACTTGTTATGTGGGCAAAATTGCCAAGCGCGCATCTTTGTTTAGTTATTTATTAAAATTTAAGACCGAAACCTAACATTAAGTTAGTAGTCTTCTCTTCTGTGTTATAAACAATTTTCGGGTCTACATAAATACCCCTGTGAATCGTAAACATTTTACCTGCACCTAATATTAATCCATCAGTGTCAAGTCCTTGTGTTGCTGCATAAGCGAAATATCCTTTGTAAAAATATCTTGCGTGTAAATCGTAAGATACATCTACTGTTGAGTCCGCTTGTGAAATAGATAGTCCAACCATTAAGTTGTCCATCAGTCCGTAACCTACAGTCGG